TCTCCGAAGCCAGTCGCCAGTCAACCCACGCGGCCGCGACTTCTGGTGCGCCTATGCCGCTGCACATAGTCCAGCCAATCACACCCCGCCCCCTATCACGTCGAACACGTCTGCTGCGGTATCCGCCCGCGGGACTTGGTACGTTGTCATCTGATCCGAGCGCCAGGCAATGCCGTCCAGCGTGCGGTCGTGGCGGCTAACAACCGACACGGTGGCCGCGCGGCTGCGGGCAACTGGCGCAGGCGGGATTGCGAACGGGGCGGGGCGTAGAGTTGCGGGGGTCATAGCGTTGCTTTCTTGTGCCAGCCTTGCGCGGTGCGAAGTAGTTCGCCGTCCACGCGCCCCGCAAGAAACGAATCGCAGACGAAATCCGGGTCCATGCCCGCAAGATTGCAAACGGTGTGAAAGTCTTTCCCGGCTTTAGTTATCCAATTGATAGACGCTTTTTTTTCTCGACAGTTTTCCAGTGTGGTGCCGGTAAACGTGGCGTCGATCATTGCTTGCATTAAAACTTTCTGCCATAGTTTGTTTTCCGGTGTCATTGCGGCTCCTTCAGCGCATAGCGCTTTGCTAGTTTGTCAATGGCTTCCCGCACGATTGCGGAAATGTCCTTATTTGTAGCCACGGCAAGGCGGCGAGCTTGCTCGTGCTGTTCGGGTGTGACCCGCACTTGAATGTATGATGTTTTTCTCATGTCGTCACATTGTCATAACATTTGTATTGACGCAAGCGCTTTGACGTGCAAATGTCGGGACAGAACAAATCAACCGGAGAGAACCAATGAATACTATCCTAACCCGCAACTACGACACCCTTCTCGCTGAAGTAAAAGCGCATATCGCTGCCGATGCCGCCCGTGCCGCATATGCCTCCGCCGCCCGTGCCGCCGCCCATGCCGCGTCGCGCCAAAACCTGATCGCCGCGCTGAATGCGGCTTAATTAACAAAGGAGAAACGACAATGAAAATCAAAGACCTTCTTACCGATCTGATCGGTGCCATCGCAATCTTCGGGGGCGGCTACGCTTTCCTGATCTTTGGGCATGGGGTGGGCTGGTCATGACATACCAAGAAGCGATGCAAGATCTGAACGAGGCGGCCTACGCCGCGTTGCGCGCTGCGGGGAACGAGGACGGGGCGCCTGTGGACGCCCTGTGTGATATTGCAGCCGAGGTCGACAGCCTGATCGACCACGGCGTCACGCGCGCGGAGATGCGGCACATGCTGGCCCTGTACAAGGGCGCGAAGCAGGCGGGGTTGGTCGGAGGATGAAACAGGAAACGATACAGGTTCTGGAGAGCGTTGATCCTGCGGATCATCCTGATCTGGCGGTGCTGTACGACGCCGAGGGCGGACTGGACATCTGGTGCTGGGCCTCGGTCAGCTTTGCCTCCAGCGACTACGGCGTCAAAGGATCGCCCGTCTGGGACGAGGTGGATGACATCAGCATCGACGAGGTCGCGATCAACGGGCCTGGCTACACATGGTCCGAGGTCCGAGAAGCGTGGGGCAAGGCTGTCGCTCTGCGGCTCGAGGATCTGTGCGTAGAGAAGGCGGAAGCGTATGACTGGTATGGATGACAACGTAACCCGTCTCGATGATCACCGGCCGCACGACGTCAGCTACGTGACGTGCATGGAGTGCGCGCACGACTGGGTCGCCGTGCAGCTGACAGCTGCCAGCGGTCCGCTGGAGTGCAGCAGCTGCGGCGCAATGGCCGGAGAGCGCGTACAGTCTGGCGACCCTGAGTGGTTCATCCGCTACATGTCTGGTCTCGATCCGGCCAAGCGCACAATGGTGCTGCTCAACGAAAAAAGGATGCGAGATGTCTGATGACCCACAGGCGCGCGTGGGCCGAGGTCAGTGGTTCAGCCACGACGGGCCGATCTGGATTGACACGCTGGGCGATGAATACATTTTGAATTGCTACAAGACCTGCTTGCGCCACGGCAACATGAAGGCTGACGAGTTGCTGGAGGAGATCAAGAACAGAAACATGGAATGGAGGCTTTAAATAAATGTTGCAGGACATACCAAGGAAACGGGCAGACGCCCACAACGGGAGAACGACAATGCGAGCCACGATTGAAACCGGAGCCTACAAAATCTTTAACACCGAAGCTGCTGCAATTACTGCTGTCGCTGCACTGGGCTTTGACGATGGCGAACTGGCCGTCTGCGTAGACCCAAATGGGTCGGGCCGTTGCTTTATTGAGGTGCTTGACCTTGATGATGGCGCAGTAATTGGGCGCATCTAACACCCCACCCCCACCCCCGGCCAAGCGCCGGGGACCACCACACACCGAGAGGATGACGACATGAGTAAAAAAGACAATCCGATCTGCCGCAGTTTTCGGCAGGACTTCCCGCAGTTTGTCGAGCGCGCCGAAGCGCTGGGCATACAAATTTCCTTGAGCCAAGGGCGGCGCAAGGGCCATGATCGTGTGTTCTGGCTGGACGGCTACCGCCAGCTTACGGGCTACACGACGCGCAGTGACGGTAGCCCGTTCACCCACGAGGACGCTGCACGCAACATCGACAAAATTTTGTCGGAGATCGAAGAGGATCGGGGCGTTGTCGCGGAATTGTCTGTGCCGGAACGGTTCTTGCGCGTTATGACCGCGTTTCGGCAGATGACACCGCAGCATCGGATGATCGGCGAAGTGCGACAGCCCAACGGGGACTGCGGACACTGCTTCTTTATGGCCAGCTATGACGGCGGTGTCAGATTGAAAGACATCGGCGAGGTCGCCAAAGCCAAAGCGGAATGGCGGCAGGGCGAGGACGACAAAGAGCACATGGTGCGGTTCTGCGAGGCCCTTGTAGCAGACTTTGCACAGCGCCAAAAGGCGGTGGCAGCATGACCAGCATTGACCGAATGAGCGTTGAACTTCTGGCTGAATACATATCACCGGACGTGCGGAGAGTGATGCTAGCACAAGCCGCCCGCATCGAGGAACTGGAGGCCAAGCTGGCGAAGGCATTGCAGGCTTTGGAGAAAATAAACGTAAAGAAAGGATGGGCCGCACATATAGCCCGCACCACTTTTGCAGAACTGGAGCAAAAACAATGACCAGCATTTACCTAATAATTTTCGCCATTGGCTCTATGGAGGTCGGACACATCACGGGCAAAACGGTTGCAGTGTGCGACCAGATGCCTGCGATGGTCGAAGCATTGGAGGCGCTTTGGGGCCAGCAAGTGGACGCATACTGCCGCGATACAGGCATCCCGTTCCTGCGTCCGGTGGCACGGCCATGACAGATCAAGAAATCAACATCGTCGCGGAAATGCACAGGGCGGGTCGCAGCCATGCGGAGATACAAAAGGCAACTGGATTTGGTTACACCAAGGTCGTCCGGGCTGTCGTCATAGCACGCAAGGCAGGCATCGTCCCGCCCCGCACGATCAAAGCATCGCCTCGGCAGCAAGTCAAAGACCGCTTTCAAAATCACATGATTAAATTTGGAAACATCGGGGACATATTGCAGGTTCTAAGCAAAGATCAGCAAGACTGGATCATCAACGAAGTCGGCAAGAACGAATATGCTGACGTCGCTGAATACATCACAGAACTTGTCCGTGACGCACATGCAGAAAGCACAATGACCAAATGACCTACCAACCTGTCGTGGGGATCAACCCAATCTTTAAATCAGGGTCCGTCACCCGCTGGCACGCCAACCCAGACGAACCAGCCCGCTTTGCAGAATTGCGCACGGGCAAAATGGCAGAGCCTACCCCGCCGACTGTGTCGCTAGGCGTGAGGGTTCTGACATACGCCTGCGCCGCCGCTATTGTTCTGGTAATCATTGCGTTTATTGACCTTGCCGCACGCCACTAGCAAAATAGGCGGCTGAAACAAAAAACCCCGCCGCCCATTTAAGGACGACGGGGCATTTTTTGGCATGCGGTAAGCAAGGTTTATTGTCGGAGTGCGGCGGCGTCAAAAGTGGCGATAAGTATTCGACCCGTGCGGCGCATCTCTGACACGTCGTCACTGCCAAGGCTGGCCGCGTGGTTTGTCATCAGCGGTTCAAGAACCGTTGTCATCGCGCTGTCGTTTGCCACGACGCCGCAAGAACTCAAGATCGCCGCTGCCGTCAGGATTGCCAGTGTCCGCATTGGTCGCCCTTTCAATGGTATCGGCGCGGGATTGCGCCTCTTTGTCTGTCTTGCTGGATCTGCCAGTCATATACGCCGCAAATATGCCGATCAGTGACACCACGCAGCCGACGATAAAGGCGGTCACGTTGCGCCGCCGCGCAGCTTCGCATAGCGGGACGTTGCGAACGCAATGCCAGCCGCCGCCAAGCCGCCGATCACGTCGATCAAGGTATCAACATTGAGCGTTATTACGTGGGACGCGGGGTCATAGGTGCCGCCAAGCCATGCCGCGACAGGCACGGCGGCGATATAGACGGACATTCGGATTGCTAGAAACATGGACTATCCTTTCAGGTTGCGGGATCGTATTCGTTCGCCAGCAGGCGCAGAGCGGCCACGCAGGCGGCAAGTCTTTCCTCAGCCGCTAGTTCCGCCGCTTCAACGGGATGCACGTCAGGGCCGCGCGTCACCGCCGCTGTGGCGTCCATTAGCGCAGCGGCGCGCACGTCACGGACGCGGCGGGTCCAGCCCTTGCTAAATGTTGACCACGTGGACAGGCGGCGAAGAAATGTCATGCGGTCATTGCACAGTTGATTGACGATCCAAGCCGCATCCATCGCGCGAACCTTGGCCAGTGTAATTGGCCCGATCTTGCCGTCGGGTGCAGCACCGACAATTTCTTGCAGATAAGTTGCCGATCTGAACGGCCCGCTGTTGACGGCAAAGTCAAACGTAGCGTGATCAACTCCGTCCGGCAGGTCGTCAGCTTTCACGGCGTCCCAATACTGAGATTTGTAAACCGCAACCGCCTGTGCTTCGGTCAGCGCCTTGAGGTCTGCGACTGTGCCTTTGGCATTTGTGAAATTCCGGTAGGTGCCGATTGTAATGCCGCGATTAGTTGCCCCGCCTGGGTCGCGCGGATCATTTACATAACCGCCTTCATGGTGTAAGGTGCGGGGGATACATATTTCATGGCGTGAGGGCATAGATTGGGAACCTTTCTTGATAGGACTGGATGCAAATTCGGTCGCTTAACCGTGATCAGTCGGGATGATAGCTTTGAGCCAAAGCGGGGGGTCAGGGTTAAGTGGATTTGCCGCTGCGATTGCGGGTCTCAGATATCTGCAACGGGTCACGCGCTTCAGCGGGGGGACACGAGTTCCCAAACGCAATAAACGCAACGGAAAGGAATACTCGCATATCTAAGCACCTTTCATCTTTGCAAACGCGAACGCAATGCCAGCAGAAACAACTATCCAAAACACCCGTTCAACAAATCGTAGAGTCTGCCTGTTGCTACCCGCCTGCGTTTCTATTGCTAGCAGCCGCGCGCCCTGTGCCGATCGGTCCTTGTCGATTGCGTCCAGCCGGTTAAACAAAGTAACCATTCGTTCCTCAACACGCGCCAGCGCGACAATAGCTTCGCCCATCTGGTCCAACTTAGCTTCTATGCGCGCAAGTCTAGCATCTTCAGACATTAAAACAGCTTTCCGGTGTAAAGTCTCAATGCAATGACGCGGTCAAAATGTCTTTACCAGTTCATGCATTAGTCAAGTTCCTTCACGTCCTGCGGGGTTGCATCAACAACAGCTTGCGCTGCGTCACGTTCAGCATCGTCAGCAACGATCAGCGGGTTGTCAACCATAGTGGTGCCAGTGACATTGCCCTCGTCGTCGTAGACAGTCTGTTCAACCTGAGCATCCAGAGGATCAATGGCTGTCTGTACAAGCACACTCTCTGTGAGGAACTCGCCAGTCTCTGGATCGTAATCACCAGTAGGCTGATCCTTGTACACTTCAGGACGACCATCAGCCAAGACATACCGAGCCAACCGTGAAGTTGCCTTGGTGTAATCTTGGAGCTGCCAGTTGAAAGTGTTGTTAGCCGTATTCACATCATGGTCAGCAGAGAATGTAGACATGAATTCATTGAAGGCATCGTCAGCTAGGCGGATGGACTTCTCACGGGCTTGCTCAGGCCAGCTACGATTGATGTGCTTCTGCGCCCGCTTTTCAAGCTGTGCTGCGGTAAGAGGGAGGTCGCCTTTGGTTACAAAGATAGTCATCAGTAATCCTCCCGCTCAGAGATGATGCCCACGTCAGCGCCGCTGGCAGGTGCAGTGGAAAAGACGACAGTGTAGATGAATCCGTCGTAGCTGACCGTGTAGTCGTCCGCTGAGCCTTCCTTCTGCAATGCCCCAGCGTCATAGACAAACTTGGGCTTCCACCCACGATCAAGGGCGAAGTCGGTCTCGCTTGCGTCACCTGCAAACCAGAATACTTCCTGCACATATCGGGGTTGATTACGAAGGTCGGCCAGTTCCTCACGGAGATTGACCGCTGGTTTTTCAATTATGACAGTCATTCTTCCACCACCAATCCGTTAGATGCGCTGATTGCAGTTCCCACCGCAGTTGTTGTGTTAGATACCCGACGCAGACCTTGGAAGACTGAACGTCCTGCCGAGGTTCCCACATGAAGCAAGTCAGTTACAGGGTCATGAGCCAAGGCCGTCACAGCGTCAGATGCCCCGAACAAAGTGGCCTGCGCCCCGTCTTGGAACAGAACCTTCTCGTCGGCCTGGATCTTGGCAAGCTGGGAGGCCGTCGGTGTGGTCGCGGTGACGCGCACCAGCGCCTTCGGCTTCGTCCCGGCGATCTTGAGCGTCGTGCCCGTGATTGTCAGCCCGTCAATCGGCGCTGCGCTGACGACCCCGTGCTTGAACTCCCAGACGCCCGCGGTTTGCTCCCAGCCAAGCGCATAGAGCGTGTCGGCGTAGGTCGCGTCGGTGCCTTCGAGATAGTTGGTCTCGGAGAACCCGCTGTACCCAACAAGATCAGCGCCAGTTGCTACAGGTGTGCGGGTGATCGTTCCATTCACAGTGAGCGGATTAGCATTAACGCTGCGGTCAGCATCAGTTCCTCCAACCAGATCTGTGTCGTCGGTATCCGCAAGAAACGCGCCCTTGATATTGCCAGGCATCCAGCCGGTGTTGTAGCCCGTCGTGATGTAGCTCGTAACCGGGATGCCAAAGCCAGCGGATGTGTTGTTAAGGTTGGTCAGCTTGGCGTCTTTCAGATACTGAACGACGCCGTTATGTGCCCCGATATTCAGCCGATCTTTGCCGTCGGAAAACCGCCGAGCATATGACAAGCCCGCAATCGAGAAGTTTGGCCAGAAGTTTCCCGTGTTAAAGTTTGCGCTGGGAATGTCGAAGATGTTGACAAAGTTTTCGTATCGCGACGTGGTGAAGATTTTTGTGACCCCACCCACATCGACAAATGCAACCCACAGGGGTGCGGTGACATAGTTGACCAGACTGACGACGGTGCCATTGTCCTTAATCACCGACACGCCACCGCTTGTTGCCACTGCAATAGTCGGCACGGACAGACCAGTCGCAGGGTCGATGGGTGCGTCGGGCAGGACGGTCATGGCTACGTCTTTGACGCTGGAATTAACAATGCGCTGCGCTGAAATGCTTGGGTCACTTAAATAATTAACAAACCCAGTTAAGTTTCTTTTATCAATGCCAGCCCTAAACAATATGTCCACACCGCCGCTTGTTTTGCGGCCAGTATCTGCAATGAAGTTCACCCGAAATAGCCCGTTTGTTCCAGTGTTTCCATTCGTGCCGTTTTCAACACCGACAGACATAAGGCCATTTAGGGAAGAAAGCTGTAAGGTTCTTGGAGAATTACCGCCAGTAATTATACCTTGGGTGTATGAAGTTAGGACAGTAAACACCATCCACATAGGCAGCGTAGGATCATCACCATCGTAAATCGTGACATTGTTCGCCTCAGCCACAATTACAGCAACCGCAGGAAACTCCCGCCGCGCCCCGCGCGTGGTGGTGTTGAGCGGCTCGTTATACCAGCTCGTATGCTGGCACCGCTTACGCCATGCACCACCGTCTGAGTCCTTGCTGGTGTCGTAAACAAACACATCTACGGCTGTGACAGCTTTGGTGGTTGCGATTGCTTCTAGCCGCGAAACCTCAAGGATTAACCAGCGAGCTAAATCGTTAGCAGGGTCCGTGTTGCTAACCCCTCCAACTTTGTCGCGATAGGATTTGAAGTTAGTCGGGGAAACAACACCATCGCCAATCGCGTATGATGTCCCAGCGACCCACAGCACTGCCCCAGAAGCCTCCACCGCTTCATTGCGATACTCAAGGGCCTGGTTTTCGCTTGCCGCTGCTGCCGCCTCGCTGCTTGCCGCTGCCGCCGCGCTTGCTTCAATTTGGTTTTCTCTTGCAGTTACATTTGCGGCTGTTGCGTTTGCTTCTGTCACAAAGGTGGGCAACGCAGCTACGAACGTATCAGCGCGCGTTGAAAACGTAGCCGGATCCGTCCTACTTGGCGCTGGTGGTAGCTGTGTGATGCTCATGTCAAGCCCTCGATTTCAAGTGTGGCAAACGCAATGGTTGGCGTTTGCAAGTTTATACGAAAATCTCTTGGAAAACCATAGACCGTGCCGCCGAAGTCAATCTGTTCTTCTTTGGTGTAATAAACAGCGGGCTTGGCGCGCAGATCGCTAAGGATGCGACGAACCCTGCGCGATGTAGCAGTTGGAAACGCAAACTCAAAGCTGACTGTATTTGCAAACGCGCGCTCAAGAATAAACGTGCGGCCAAACTCGTCTTTGCTTTTTGTGCTAAAGTCCTCAATCCCAAGCGATGTGCCAGTGGTTGATTTGCCCAATTCATTGTCAACGCCAACGACAATCTCCCCGATCGCTACTGTACCACTGCCTGTCAATTCAACAGTAACGATTGCCCCATTATAAATTGGCAGGTCAGAAAGAATAACCTCTCGGCGCTGAACGACTGGTGCGTAGAAATAAGTGAACCAATCAATTACGCCAGACGAATCAGAAAGTGGAACCGTGATTGTTGGCAAGGCACCATCCACAACGTCTGTGATGTCAACAGTGAACGCAGATCCGATTAGGTTTAGCAACGCCAAGCCGCCGTAGTTGCCGTCAACCGTAAAAACGTATTCAATTGACGTGGCCTGCGTGGTCTGCCCTTCGATTGATCCATCAAAAACGCGCCAGCGATTGGTGGCCCCAATGTCCAGCCAAGTTGTTTCGTCGTCCGTTGTCGGATTGGTGCCTGTGCTGTTTTGCAGCGCTTCATAAATGCGGTGCGTGCTAAGAACGATAACCTTGTCGCCAGTAACGTATGCAGTGCCAACATCCCACAAGTCGAAGTCATTTTCTGGCACCGTGCTGGATGTGAGGATCGCATCCGTCATTTCGATTGGGTCAATAACTCTCATGCTGGGCGCTCCGGTGGCAGGCCAATTACATCAAACTCGCGCAGAACGCGGTAAGTTCTATCTGTGTTACGGGCAGTCTGGATGCCAAGCTGGCGCTGCTCATCGCGCATGGCAGTCATTTCGCGCCGCAGTTCTTTCAACTCAGACACAACAGGCGCGTTCGAAAGCATCTGCATTGTGTTTGCATTGCTGTGAATTTGGCTTGGCCCCGTGAACTCAAGTTCTGGACCGCGCTCACCCACGATGCGCGCACCGCCCATGTGAGAGCCGCCGGCGGCAAACTGAGGAACGGCTTTAAGCTGTGCATCCAAAGACGCCAGTTCTTCCTGCGCGCGGCGGATGTCCGCTTCAAGCGCAATGAATGTGGGATTTGCGCCTCGGATTTCTGGACGACTCCCAATGCCCAAAAATCCTTTTTTGCGAGACTGCAAGACGACTGTGCTAGGGGTGCCTGATATGGCATTCTGCGCGTTTGTCAGTGTTTTCTGAGCCGCAGCCCTTTGCGCCTCCAAACTTGAGACTAGCGATGTGGCTGATAACCTTTGAGACAAAATTAAATCTTGAATTGCCGTCGTCAAATTCATAACACGCCGTGTGTTGTTGGCCGTCTCGCCTGCGATCAGCTTCAGTTCTGAAAGCTGGTTCAGCGCCTCCCGCGCCGCAAACAGCGTGTTTTCGTCGATGTTTTCGTTTGAACCGCCGAGGCTTTCCAGCCGGTCAATCGTGCCGCTGCCGTTGGCGTCAACAGCGTTAAACACAGATCGCAGTTGAGCATCAGTAGCAATATGCCCCAGCCCGCGCTGCAACTCTGCAAACGTCAATTTGCCATCAAGGTTGCTATCTAGAAGACCAAAACCATTTTTGATTACGGATGCAAGACTATTGTTGTTTGCGTCTTGCCCGCTAATAATTTTTTCGAATTGGTCAATAACGCCGTCTTGGTTTTTGTCTAGCAAACCAAATATTGCACGCAATTCTTGATCGGTTGCAATATCTCCAAGACCGCGCTGCAACTCTGCAAACGTCAGCTTGCCATCAAGGTTGCTGTCGATGGTAAAGAACCCATCATTAATTGCTCGCATCATCTTTTGCTGCGTGTCGCTTTGCAGCTTTGTCAGATCGCCAATGCCGCTGCTGATTTCATCAAGCAGATCAATCTGCATTTCCTCAAATGTTGCCACTGCGGGCAATGCCAACAGGCTGGCCGCCGTTTGCGCAATAAAACGGTCCACCTCAAGCCCCGTGCGGGCCTGTGAGCGAGCTTGGTCAATCGCGCCCTGTGCTGACTCAGTGATACGTCCAGAGGCCCCCACATCGCCGCCCTGCGCTAGCGCCAAGTCCTGACGGAACGAAAGCTGTGCCTGACCAGTTATGCCCCGCACAAATTCAACAATACCCCGACCTGCGCTTGCCAGCCCTTCAACGGCACGACGCTGTGCCTCGATAGCTTCTGCCGCATCACCCATTGCCAAGATAAAGCGGCGAAGCTGGCGGTTGACCGGCTCTGTCGCGGCAATCTCACGCTCGCGCAAAGCAACCGTGTCGTTTTGCAGGCGCAGCAATTCAATTTCAAGGTTGGCACGCTCATTAAGGATTGCCCGCGCGGCCTGTTCGCGCTCTTGTTCCATCTGGGCCAGCGTTTGCAACGACTGGATTAGGGCTTGCGTAGCATCTGCATTGGCTTGCAGCCGTGTCGTTATTTCCGCAACGCGCGCGTTATGCTCTTTCTCAACATTTTCCAGCGCAGCATTGTTGGCATTAGTTGCCGCCTCAAGTCGCTTGGCTGCACGCTTGGCAGCGATAGACGAAAGCAAGGTCAGTCCAGCAACGACAGCGCCGATCACGGGAAGCGCTGCGCCGATAGCCGTGCCAATGCCTGCCGCGCCACCGGCCCCAAGCCCGCCGCTAATAGCACCCATCATCGGACTAAAGCCGCCACCAGTCATTAATCCATTCATTGTGACCGATGCGCCGGTACCAATGCTTCCTGCGAAGGAACCTATACTGCCAAGCATACCAGCGCCGCCAGTGCCAGCCGATGCCATTGTGCCAGCACCCGAACCGCCCATGCCCAGCGACAGCATGATCTTGTTCTTGATCGCAAAGGCAATCATCTGCTTTATCGTGGAAACAAATATATCATTGATCGACTTCAAGCCGCCAGTAAAGCGGTCAACCATGTTGTCCACGGCCTTGCCGATGCCATCCACGACAAACCCCTGCATGGTGCTAGCGTAGCTTTGCGCTGCTTTCTCTGCGTCTGTCAGTGCTGGGGTCAACTCCTCAATTGAGCTTGCTGCGGCGACAGCTCCAGCGCTAACATCGGAAAGCCCAGACACGCTAGCGTCAAGACTAATTTCCAATTTGCTATTTGCAGCTATTGTTGCAATCGTTTGCGTCATTTGCTCAGAAAGTGCGCCAGTAACCACTGTTACCGCTCGCTTTCGTTCAAGTTCAGCCAATGCCAATTGGCGCTCGGCTTCTGAGACTCGCGCCAATGCGGTTGCCGCATTTTGAGCCATTGCAATTGAGTATCCAGAATCCCCGCCTGCAGTTAATGGATTTGCGTCAAGCAAGGCATTTCCGGCTGTTGCAACAGCTCGCGCTTTTGCCAGTTCTCCGCGTGCCGCATCAAAAGCAGACTTTGCAAGTTCGTGGTTCGAGTTTGCCATATCAATGGCAGAAGCCGCCGCTGCGGGTGTTACATCTTGCGAAAACTTTCGAAGTGCCGAATTTAATTCTTTAGTCCCAAGCGCCGCGTCATAAGCCGCTGTTTCGCCTTCTTTTGCGTTATCACCCCATAGAACCCACGCCGTAGCGCCCGCGCCCAATATGCCATAGACAAGCCCCAGCGGCCCTCCAAGTGCGATAAGAGCAATTCGCGCCGCTGTGACTATGGACGTGAATATAGTTGTAGCAATGCCTGTTGCAGTCACGCCTGCAGTCAACGCAACAAAGCCCGTAACCAGCGCTGGGATTTGACCAACGGCCAATCCTGCCAAAACAACCGCAAGTATTTTGCTGACGGCTACCAATGCTTCTCCGCTTCCCGCTACAAAAGATATTGAGCTAGCAAGAACTTCCGCAGCGGCGGCGGCCATTGGCAAAGAGTTTTCCGCAAGCCTTGTGAATGTGTTTGAGATAGATTGAAACGCATCGCCAAGCCTGTCAGCAGCCGAAGCGTCGATTGTGTCCATTGCAAGGGCTGCCGATCCTGCTTTGTCTTCCATGTCTACAAGAATATCGGCAAATTTGTCCCCTGCACCGGCAGAAAAAGCTAGAACTGCGCCAAGAGCTTCCACAGAGCCAAATAATTTAGCAATAACAGTTTCGCTGCCACCAGTTTTGTCAATAACATCGTCAAGAAATCCAGAAAATCCTTTGGCTTTAATTGCCTGGGTGCTAAATTCAAGACTCAGATCGCTTGCAGCTTTTGCAGCTTTGTCTGTTGGGTCAATAATTGACGACAAAATTGCGCGAAGTCCGGTTGTAGCTGTAGACGTAGAAAGGCCCTGAGTCGTTAGTGCCGCAAGAGCAGCAGCCGTTTCATCAAACGACACACCAGACCGAGCTGCAAAAGGAACAATTTGCCCAAGACTGGCAGAAAGTTCTCCAATAGTAGTTTTGCCAGCCTTCATAGCAACAAACAAAGAATCAGATGCTTCAGCTGCGGTAATTACATCCGATCCAAAGGCGTTTACAACAGTGCTTAGAGCGTCAACGCCGGTAGTCACATCGGTTACGCCGCCAATCGCAAGCATGTTGGCAGCTTGTAAAAGTTGGGTTGCCTCTGCCGCGTCTTTAGAACCCGCGCTAAATGCCTGATAAAATGCCCTGACTTGTTCCTCGTCTGAAGTTCCGTAAGCGTCGGCCAAATTTCTAGCTGAAGTTGCGACAAGATCAATTTCACCAGGAAGGCCAGAAAGAAGAGTATTGGTTTCAGCAAGAGCTAAGTTTAAAGAGTTGGCATCTCCAAAAGCTTGAAGCGCTGTTTGGATAGAGAAAAAACCAATAGCAAGCGCTGCAACCGCTTTTCCCGCTTCTAAGGCCAGATTACGAACTTCGCCTGTTATGCTGCCGAAACCATCAAGGGACCTTGATGCTGTATCTGCGCTTTCACCCGCCTTTAAAAACTGACCGCTGGCGTTTCTCAATTTGCCTTCGGCTGCACCTGCAGCTTTTGTTGTGTCTGCTAGAGCCTTCTCGCCTTTTTTAAGGCCGGAGGTGTCAAAACCAACCACAAGGTTTGCAAAGTCTGCCATGTTTTAATCCTTGAAATGTTTGCGGCCCATCGCCGCAGCCAATGCCGCAGCAACACCAGAGGCAACGCCAATCATGCCCCGCAAACTCCGCCCAGCGGTGTCAAACTTGCCTCTTGCGGTTTCGGCATTTTTTCCGCTGACGTCAAAACCCATGCCAAGCGCGTCGGTTGCTCTTTCAGCCTCGCCGCCAGCCCTAGTGACGCCATCAATGGCCTTTTCGGCCTGCTTCATCTGGCGTGTGTCTGCTGCTATAAAAAGCGTTGCAAAGTCAGTCATTGATCACTTGCTCAATTGGCGGAATTGCAAACACGCTTTCACCATCTCGCCGGGCTTTTACAAAGGCTTTCGACATTTGCATAATACCACGAAATTCCCACGGGTCCGACAGGTTTTGCGTAGCCTGGGCATATGCCCAAACTTCAGACCATGATACAGGAATTTCCGCGCCCATGCCAGCCGTTGCGCTGGGTCCAACTTCAAAAAGCGCATCAAGCAAATACTGGCCTTCATTGACAGGCACCATAGGCACCTGCCGCTTTTGCGCGATCAGCTTTTCAACGCGGGTTTCGGTCCAGTGATCGGGCTTGCTATTAAGATGCCCGATCTGTGCCGCCGCAAGTTCAAGCTGACTTAGGCGTTTCCCAAAAAATTGGAACGCTTTGTGGCGTGATTAGCGACCTGCTCAACAAACGAACGCTCGCCCTCAACGCCGTTGATTAGCTGCAAGTTTAGGAACCATTCTACGTCCGCTGGTGCCTTTGCAGGCTTGTCGCCGCGATTGATATTCTTAAACCCGATCACAAGCGGGATTGCTGTCTCAACAAGGCGCTGGTGCATATCCTCTAGGGATGCTTCGTCATCGCCGCTGTCTTTGCCGTCTTTTTTATCCTGCGCCATTTTCAACTTGCGGATTTTGGCAAGCGCTGCCTGCGCCTCACGGCTTTCAGTTCCACGAACAACCACGATGCAAGGCTTGTCGCCGTCAAAGATTGGCTCTGCCGTTGCTGGGTTTTGCAGGTGAAGGTCGCGGCCCTGTTCTGCGGCTGCGCGGCTGTCAAATTTGGTGAAGTCCATTTGTCTATCCTATGTGGCTTGTGTGGCTTAATGGGCAGGGACGACAAGCCACAAGCCGCCCCTGCCCTACTGTCGCTCGACAGATTACGCTGTGACGGTTCCGCGAACAACTGCGCTGTTGCCACGAATCACAAAGGTTTCGCCCTTGTATTCAGAAGACGAACGCGCCCGGTCGCGGACGTTTGCGACAACGCCCATAAAGAACGCCAACTTGCCGTCAGCGTCTTCGATCTTGAACGACTGCGCGGTGTTGGTGCCAGCGGATGCACGGACTAGAATCTGGCCCGCGTCATCACTGATAAAGCCGTAGCTGACAGCAATTTCGCCCAGATCAGACGAACCGTTCACATGCTCAACGCGCCCGATCAACGTATCAATTGTGATGTCGTTTTGCGTGTCACCGACTTCGCCAACATCGACGATGCCTTTGATTTCGACGTGAACCTGTGCTTTGTATCCGGCCTCATTAAAAGTTGCAGGAGAACCCGCGACCATTGAGACCTTCGAGCCAATATACGACGTGCTCATTTCTTTGCCCTTTCGGCTGTGTGGCCTTGGCCACAGTTAAGTTTTGCGCCTGCTTTTGGCCATCGGCCAGCCCAGCAAGCAAGGCACTCATGCAGAGGCTTCGTATTCCGCGCGCACCGGAACGCGCCAATCTGACCCGTCTTTAAAGCCCTGCAAAACTGAAGGAGGATGGATGATAACAACCACCCCACCGACAGAAACATTTAGGCGCAAGCCCATTGGATAGCGTGCCGCCTGCGGTTTGTCCGTCACTGCGTCATTTGTAATTCTTGGTGTGTATTACTTTTTCACGATAGGCTCCGATACTCTATGTAAATGGGTGTTTCCCAACGCTGCCCCTCTTCGCGACCGCTGCGAATGTTGGTGCCAACGATTGTGACCTTTGTCCCGTTGGCTTCCAGAATTTGCGCCCGCGTGAAATAATCAGAAATTGCACCGGCCTGCTTGCGGGTGACAATGTCGTAACCGTCCAGCGTAGAAACCAAGTTAACAATCAAAAAGCCTTGGCGCGTGTAAACTTGATCCGACAAGCCCAGCGGCACGTCATCGTTTCGCAAGTGCTGTATGGTCAGGTGTTCGCCTGCGGGCTTGTCCCCGCCCTTGCGTGGCCATATCGCCGTGTAACCAAGCCCGGCAATCATAACCTCGGCCTGCACATTTAGCGCCTGCGTGATATTGCTGTCGATGTCACTCATTGCCTGCGAATCTCCAAACCAATTTGCTTAACAACCGCCGAAAACTCTTGAACAGTTAGCGTAACCATGCCTTGTGGGGCTTGCCGGGAAAATCCGCCAACAGTTTTTGGCCCTTCGCCATAACCGCCCTCTTCAAGCCTGCGGATGTACGGCAGATTGTTGGCAAGATAAATTGTGTCACCCGCCTTAAAACCTGCGCTTTTTGCCGTTGCTTGGGATACTGTGGCTTTGCCGCTTTTGTCGTCAATTTCGACCGTACCAGCCGCAGGCGTTCCGATGGAAACTTGCCAATTTGAACGCGCCCGCCCGGTGTCAACCGGCGTTTTGTAAATTATGCGCGCGAATAGCTCCAAAGCAACTTTGCGGACAATCTGGTCCATCTTGTCAGCCGTCTTGCGCTGAAACTTGTTTATGTCGTCCTCAAATCTACCCACTTAAATTTATCCTCTGCACACCATGTCATAAAGCGCGGTCTGCCCACCCGATGCCACGCGGCCAAGAATTTTGATTGTCAGTGTGCCACGGTCGCAAATTACTTTGTCGTTAAGCGTGACCTCGATTGATGCAGGCTCTACAATTACTTGGAAGTCACCGGCTCGGATGTTGGTGCCGTCTATGCGCCGCTCGGCAATCTCAAAGACCGCCATGCGCACAGACACCGGCGCAGGTGTAACGCCCGCAGTGCCGCCTGTTGGGTCTGAAGGCCCGCCGCCAGATGCCTGTGGCGTCGGCTGCTGAATGGTCCCTGTCTGGATTGCGTCAGGCTGTTTAGCTGCCAGCTTGGCAAACGCCGCTGTGACGTGGCTTGCAATGGTAGCCATTAGCCGCGCCTCATGCTGACCATGCCGGGACCGCCCCGGATGTACCCAAGCAGCAAGCCATCAACTGCAACAATGCGGGGCTTGCCAGTCGGCAATGTCTCGCTGTCAATTGTGATTGGACCGACCTTGATGCTTTCACTTGTGCTGCTGTTTACAATTGTTGCAAACGGCTCAATGCCGCCCTGCAAAATGTATGCCACTTCAAACTGCGCATAAATAATCTTTTGGGGAATTGAGTCAGGGTTTACCGGCCAGTCGTTTACAAGGTCATTAACCAAGCGCGGCCATGCTAGTTGCTGAAACTGGTATTGCTGCGAGCCGATAAACATATACTTGCGATCAAGAAATTTTGCCGCCTTGCGCAAGTTTATTTCGTTCGACGCTTCTGTCGCTTCTAAAGTAAAGCCCTGATCAATTGCATAGGAATCATAACCCGCAAGCGTGCCGTAGCTGTCAGCGGTCACGCCGCCGATGGTGGTATCAAGTGCCATTGCAGCGCCCCTTGTTTGTCAGAATAACCTTTATGAAGGGGCGAACCGAAGCCCGCCCCTCTGTAAAAATTAGCCTTGCAGCGTGGCGACAAAATCGCCTTTCCAGACCTTCGCACCGTAGAAAGTGGTGATGTCCAGCATCGACTTGCCGTAGCCTTTGTACATCGCCATTTCATAGACCAGACCAGAAAACGGGTCTTGCACGGTCAGCCGGTCAGCGGCCATGTCGCCGCCTTGTGGCATGGCAGGCGGGCGCACAACCAGCTCGGCAGCCGCGCGGTGAAACGCGAAGTTGCCGACGTAGCTGTTGCCGACTGTGATTGCGTTGTTGTCGGTAATCGCCACGCGAATGCCGGGGCCTTGAATCGTCAAGTTGCCAGACGCGCCGACGAAGCCAGTGGCAACGACATACTTGTTTGCAGAGTCAGCTGCAAAAGTAATAACATCGCCAGCTTTGTAGCCGGTCGCGCCTGCGGTCACAGTATCAACCGCAATAGTGGTATCGCCAACCGCCAAAACACTGGCCGTCAGGCCATTTGTAGCTGTTCCTTTGACGTGCGACACGATTCCGTTGCTTTCCTTGAGCATCAGGCCCTGCAAGTTCAGCAATTCGCCGCGACGCAGCAAGTCTTCACCGCCCGCCTCGTTTACCTTCTGCAGCTGGGCCAGGTTGCGCAGCTTGGTGCCGGCGGCTGTGTTGATTGCCAGGGTTGCTTGGCCGTCCAGCGGCATTCCGTTGTCGACAAGAATCTGGCGCGCCTCGGCAATTACGTCAAAGTTGGTGCCGAATGGGGTCGTGCCAGCGGTGCCAACTGCGCGAGATGCACCCTGATAGAGTGTTAGCGCAGCGTAGTTTTCGATCTTGTTAGTGATACCGCGCATTGCCTGCGCGATCTGGTCGCCGTAGATGGTCTCGTACCCTGCGCCGTTGTTCAGTTTCAAGATGTCTTCGCCGGTGTACGGGATCTTGACGTTGGCCACCTTGTCGATTGTTGCGGTCTTGTTATCAATGGTCTGGTCGTCGCCTTCTGGAATGGTCATCGACGGGGTGTAAGATTCGTTGACCAGCGAAGCCCGCGTAAACGCAGACCGCACAACGCCGCCGAACGCAACGCGCTCAGTGCCAGCGTTTACGGTCATGGAGGGAATCACGCCGACCAGTTCGCGACCGACGATGTCGGCGGCCTTGTAGATGTCTGCTGCGAGGTTGTCAAAAACGTTTGCCATGTTCAGTTAGTCCTTTTGTGGGGGTCAGCCTTGAATGCCGCCGCCTGATTTTGAGTGATTAGCACGCTCGCTTTGCGACATTGCGTCGAACTGCGCTCGCGTTACCGTTGGCTTGTCAGGCGTCCCGCCAGTCGCTGTCGGTAGCTTCCCGCCCCCGCCTTTGCCTGCGGCCAAGACAAAATCAGAATTGTCATCGTCCGCCGCAAGTTCCTTAGCCAAGTCGGCCAAGGTCGCACCGTGATCGGCACCGCTGCCAATCATGGGCTTTCCGTCCGAAGTCAGGATCTTTGCCGACCCGTCCTCGTGAAACTGTATGCGGTCCATGTTGAATTGAGCCATTTTGTCAATCACGCTAGGCTTAAACCCGGCTTTCGCGAGTTCTGCTTTTAGGTCAGACGACGCGCTGCGCTGCATCATCTTGCTGATCCGGTCATTTGCGCCGGTCAGCTTGCCTTCGTAGTCAGCCGCCATTGCGTCCAGCTTGGCTTGCGCGTCATCCGCGCCCTTGCCGCTGCCTTTCGCCTTGTCGGTTAGCTCGGCGATCTTGGCGTCAATCTCCGCAGGGGTGCCGTACTTGCTGTAGGCCGCTGCGTTGCCGCGCTCCTTAGACAGAGCCGTCTTGAGGCCCGCCACGTCTTCAGGTGCGGCCAGTGCGCCAAGATCAAGGTGGCCATCGGCCACATGCGTTTGAAGCCACGCCGGGAGCGTGGTTGCGTCAGTGATTTCGATTTTCATTGGTTCAGCTTCCCGCTGTTAAGGTTCGCATCCCGCGAACGTAAAAAACCCCGCAAAAGCAGGGTTTAAGGTCGTGTGGTGTGGTGGGTTAATCAATAGCCCTCCATATTGAATTACGCGCGTGTGTAAACGCACGGTCTAGCTCGCTATATTTCATGCCGATAGACTTACGCCTTATGACAGTCATATTTTGATCGTGACGCTCAATCATGTCAACAAATGGCGCCGAAATTGTGTTTTCAAGCCAATTCCCCACATCAGACTTTGTAATCCTTAAGCGTTCAGTCCCGCCAAGTCTCAGCGTGGCGCACCAATCATACACGCGCGCCGATGCATCTTCATAATCCAAGCTGTAAAACTCTTGAATGTGGTCGTCAACCATTGCGTCCTTAACGTAATTATTAGACAAAACTAACCACGCCATTGGGTTCATGTTTGATGTATATTTACCTTGCGCCCAAACAATTTGCTCTGATTGATGACCGCTACATGCCAAAAGGGCAGCGAGCCTAGGCTCCTGAATGCCGACTAATTCTTGCGAAAACCTCCTAAGCATGGCAACCAAAGCCTTGCCCTCACGCCCCTTTGCAATAGTTATAGCTATCCTTGCTTCTGGAAACCTAGGGCAGTTTAAAAACCCGCTATATTCAGAGATAATACTTTCGCAAAAGTTGCTGCAAAAATCAAGGTTTGCGGCACAAATCACCCACTTTTTTGCTTCAATTTTCTTGCCGCACTCACCAATGGTTGATGAAAAAAACTTCACACCCGGATACAACTTCCGCCACTTTGATGTAGCAATAACGGCGGCGCTTTTGTCAACTGCTACAATCCTATCCTCAGGCACGCCCAGTGATATAAGCAACGGTATCTCCAGCCCTTCACGGCTCGGCATGATCAATACGTGTGATCTTTCATCATGCTTTTTGAGTTCCCATGATGGTATTAGTGCCGCCCAAACCTGCTTTCTGTAAGCATCCTTTGCGTCAGTATCATATCCAACGCTTGGCGCTGCGCAATCTAAAGCCATATTCCTGCCCTCCAAGGCATCCACTTTCAAAACGGGGCAGGTTGGGTGGAAACCAACTTTTCGGCGTATCCGCCTAGCCCTTGCAAACCTTAAACGCGTTCCCTCAATTCTTCAAGCGTCAATTCCCGGCCATTGCCGTCTACCAAGTCGCGAAACTTGATCTTGCCATCGCGCCAGAGTTGCGCGCGTCCTACGCCCAACTTGTCGTTTTGCTCTGCTACGTCGCGCCGTGATAACCAGCCCTCAAACGTCGTGTCGGCTGCTACCTGCCCATCCATGCCTGCCCGCGTGGATGCTGGCACTTCGTCGATGTCAAACCCTAGCTCGCGGAACGACTTGAGCACCGGGACCGACGTGCTTCGACATCCCCAGTGCAGATTTCCAGGACCGCCGCCCCATGGGATATCATGCTCAATCGGCTTGTGCGTATCAACTGTGTATGTCAGCCCGTCGCGAACAGCGCATAGCACTGTAGTTCGCAAATCAATTGTTGATACCCACTGCAACGATTTGATGATGTCTTCGTTGCCCTCGTAAAGCGATTGCCGCGACTTCTGCGACACGGCCTGCGTTGCCGACCTCACAAGGCTTTCAGCATTGCGCCGGGAAATCTCCATAAACCCCTGAACGGGTGATCCGTTCTGCGTCCCGCCGCGAACAGCGCGGATTAATGAGGCGTTCGTCTGCCCCTCGGCAATGCCCAGCCGCATAGCGTCCGTAAAGCGTTGCAGCGTGTCGCCAGCCTGCCGGGATAGCCAGTCCGATACCGGCGCACCCTCGATCAGCACGCCGTCAACAATCGCCGCAAGCTGCCCGCGCGTGATTGACGTTGTGATAAAGTCAAAGCCCAGCGCTTTGTTGATTGACGATCCGGCAAAAGTGTTTTCAACGTCTGCCAGTTCACGCAGTTCACCGATCAGTCGGGTGCTTTCGCCGCGGTAAGCTGCGCGAATAGTTTCCTTGACCTGGCTCAACAGCTTTTCCAGCCGCGCCGCCTGCCGAGATGGGGCCGCAATGCCCGTTGGGTCAATCTTGGCCAGCTGCGCCACGATGTCGCCCTCAAGTTCTTTGAGAAACCGCGCCGCATCCCGCAGCTGGCCAGCCGTCAGCCGTTGCAGGTCCAGCGCGCGGCCCGTGATAGCGTCAAGGATTTCATCGTTTACGCTGGCCATTGGGTCACTTCTTTGGCTTGGGTTTACGCTTTGTCGGTGTCTTTGTGCCGTATGCCATTTATGCCTCCAATCCAAGTGGGTTGCCTACAATCATCGGCGACGCCGACGCAATGCGGTCAGCCTCGTCTTGCGGGTTCAGGTCGCTGGCAACCATGCCGCGTCGTGCAAGCTCGCGCAGGAACGTTTCGCGGCTCATGTTGCCAGACTGCACAGCCTGCAACAGAACCGCCATCTCTTGCGCAGACATCATGCCGGCTGCGAATTCCTTGTTGACTGTCACGGTCGGCGTTACGTCATCGCGGCCAGCGTATTGCAGCATATAGATCATCGCCTGTTCTAGCGCGTCTTGCAGGGAATCAGCCGTCATAGACAGCTGCGACGTTTCTTTTTCGGCATCAAGCGCGGCCCCGGTGGCGCTTTCAGACGACACGCGGGCAACAGTCAGTTGCAGGCCCAGCGTTTCCATCTGAAATTCAAGGTCTTTAAGATCTTGCCGTCCGGCGTCGATCGCTTTGCCGCTATGCTCAACCCACTTGAGGTCAGCCGCCGGGTCGTTGGCCGTGGTCATCTGGCCAACGCTAATTGTGATCGGCTCGTCGTCTTGGCGGCCCGAACCGAACAGGATCGGCACCCGCGCGAAGTGCAGCACGTTGCGCTGGTCAGATTGAGACTGCCAATGCGCGATGTTGCAATCGGCCAAGTCGTCAAGCATAGGTTCGCCCGTGAAGAACCCGGTGCGGTTGGCATAAAACGGCACGAGCGTAATGTCATCCATGTCGCTGATAGTCGGCTCTGCGAAAAGCACATATTCGCCATGGCCGCCTTCGCGCTTGCGATAAAGCCGGGTCATAACGCCGCCAGCTTCCATCCGGTCCAGCACGCGAACCTGGTCTATTTCGACGCTTTTGAATTCGTCCTTGGGATCTTGCTCAGTGACGGACTCCATCAGCCGCAGCTGCGCCAGAACTGTGACGTTGCTGACAAGCTCTGTGCGCCAGCCTAGCACGTCCTCAACGCGAATGTGCGACAGGTACGGGCGCAGGCCCATAGACGCCACAGCGGCCCGCGTTACCTGCTCAGGCCGCGCCGGTGCGTCAACTAGGATATAAGCAATGCCAGCAGACAAGCCGTCCTGAAACACGTCGCGCGCAAACGTGGATAAATCCCGTCCGGCAAGGTCAATATTCTTGGCCCATTCTGCAATGTCGTCTGGGGTTTCCTCGGCAAGCTCAACCGGCCTGCGAAAGACCCGGCCAGTCATGTCGCGGATTGCTTTTTTATAGCCGTTAAACAGCCACGACATAGCCAAGCGCTCGTCGTATGTCTCTTGCGATTCAGCCGTGAACTTTGGCAGGTAAGTTGTGCCTTTGCGGCGCATGCCCTGCGTGCCGCCCATCAAAGCGCGACCACGGGCGGAAGCTTCCACCATCTGTGCGACAGCTTTTGATCTTGCGGCGACTGCGGTCATAAACGTAAACTCCGAGATTCAAATGTGGGCTTCACGACGGGCATTTCATAGGCCAGCGGATATCCTGCTGCGTCATTTTGATGGTCAAGGCCCGTCTTTTTGTCAGGCTCGCCGTTTGCGTCGTATGCCTGCTGCTCAAGGCAACGGGCAGTCTCGGGGCATGTATCTGGATTCACAAACACGCGCTTGTTTTGAAACGCCATGTTGACCGACAATATCCGGTCCTTAACGCGGGGGTTCGACGGCTTGGCGCGGATTGTAAAACCTGCGCCGCGTAACAACCCGATGTCAGAGATTGATGCGCCCTTGCTGCTGGCGTTAGCGCCGCTGGCGTCGGGATAGATCGTAACGTGGTGCCCTGCCCAGCGGTCTTTGATCGTGTCAATCATTGCCGGGGTGTCTCGCCCGCCCTTGATTTCGTCAACGCAGTGCCAATCATTCTCGCGCAGTACGTAAGCGCAAGCTGCCATGTTGCCGACGTTAAAATCCATCCCCAGCTTGATCGGTTCGCCAGGTTGCAGCGTCTCGCGGCTGCGGTTTACTTCGCGGTCATATGACGTGTAAACGCTGCCCGATGTTAAGTTGACAAAGCGCCCCTCAATGTAAGCGTCAATCAATCCAGCCGGGTAGCTGTTGCGCAAGTTGTCAACATAGTCGGTTGGCAAAGTTGGGTTGCTGTATGTCGGGGCCTGAAAAAATTCGTAGCCTTCGGTCGGTTCCTTGGCCCATCGCTCATAGACGAAGCGAAAGCCTTCTGGCGTCGTGTAAGCGGACACGCGATTAAACGGGCGCTTGATGCCTTCGGGCTTTTGCCGGTTCCGCGCGATGATCTGGTTCCAAGCCTTTCGCGCTTGCTCCGTCTTGAGCGTATCTAGCTCGTCGACGTGCGCGCGATAGGTCTCGTACCCAACGATCCTTTCGGGATTGTCCATTGTGCGCAGGACAAAGTCCCCGAACCGTGGCCAGCTGGTGTAGATGATGTTTTCGGACTTGTTCCACTTGTGCGGCACCCCGATGCGTTCAAGCCTGGCGCAGATACGCGGCGCAGTAATCAGGCGGACAAGGTCGTAGGTGGGCGCATACATGCCAATCAACGCCGTTGCGCTGTGTGCCGCGTCACCAATTGCCGACCAGACCATAACCTCCGACTTGCCAGCGCCAAAGCCGGCGACAAACGCAGGGTGCTTTGCTTCCGACAACAGAAACCGTTCTTGCGGTTCAGTCAGGCTCAGATGGATCGGGTTTCGCGCGGTCAATTTGCCACCCATCAAAATGATGCACATCAACTGCGCCTGTACTTTCGACCACATCCTTCTGGCCAAGGTGCTGTTTGCCAAGCCAAATAAGGATTGACGGCACGCCCTTTTCAGCGGCCTTCCATTGGTTTCGGCGCAGCGATGCCTTGCCGTGGCTTATATTCTTTTTAATAAGGTCGGAGAAAGAAGTGCCGTTGTGCTTTTTAAGCGCCAGGTTCAGCGTCTTGTCCGTCACCTCAAAGATGTCGCAGATTTCGTCCTGCGTGCATTGAATCCGCGCCATGCCTTCGATTGTTTTAAATTGTTCGTCGCTCAAAGTGAAAGGCGGTCGGCCTGTATGTTTCTTGGTCATCAGGCGTCCCGCCCTTTCTTTAGGGCTTCCCGCCCGTTTAAGCTGCTAGGCGCTCGACCTTTAGTTCGGTGTATGTCTGGCCTGTAGCTTCTAGCGTTGCTGTCTGGCCTGTGAATTCCTGCCAGCGCTGAATGATTACGTCGCAATACTTTGGGTCTAGTTCCATCATGCGGCAATCGCGGCCTACCTTTTCGCAAGCTATAAGTGTTGAACCACTGCCGCCAAATAAATCCAGAACCGTATCAGCTTTATGATTGCGAATTGCACGCTCTGGTATTGTTACCGGCTTTTGCGTTGGGTGCAGCTTGTTAGAAAAGTCTTTATCCTCATCCCAAACCCTATTTTCAGTAGTAAACCCAATAAAGTTTAGCTTTGCTCCTTTTGGCTTCCAGATCAAGCAAGGCTCATGGTTCGGTTTATAAGAAGCCCCAAGAGCGCCGTAACCACCTTTTTTGCGCCAGATCAAAAGGGCGACGACATCGCCGCCAACATCTTGAACGCCGCCATACAACCCGAATGGCACAGTGTCCGCATAAAACATAAAGACAGGGCCAAGGCAGAACGCGGCAGAAATAGTGACCGCTTCGCAATATAAATCTACGTCATCGTTTTTTATCATTTCTCTGGCGTTGGCTTTTAATCCGCCACCCTTGTCTGACAACCCGCCTGTGTAGCTAACGCCATAAGGCGGATCAGTGAAAACCATGTCGGCCTTCCGCCCATCCATCAGCCGCTCCACCACGTCTATTCTGGTGCTGTCCCCGCACATCAAACGATGCCGCCCCAGCAGCCACACGTCGCACAGGACCGTCACGGGAACGGCAGGCGCGTCTGGCACCGCGTCTTCATCTGTCAGCCCTTCGGTTTCCTCAACAAAAAACGCCGCGAATTCGTCAGCGCCGAAGCCGGTCAGCGACAGGTCAAAGTCCAGCGCGTCCAGTTCGCCCATCTCAACCTTGAGCATCGCGTCATCCCAGCCCGCATTCAGGGCCAGCTTGTTGTCAGCAATCACATAGGCTTTCTTCTGCGCGTCGGTCCATCCTTCGGCGACCATGCAAGGCACGTCTTTGATGCCCAGCTTTTGCGCGGCCAAGATCCGCCCGTGGCCTGCAATCAATCCGCCATCGGCTTCAATCAAAACCGAGACTGTCCAGCCCCATTCCTTGATGCTGGCTGCGATCTGCGACACTTGCTCGGCGCTGTGCGTCCGGCTGTTGCGTGCATATGGGATCAAGTCAGCAACATTGCGGCGTTCGACTTTATCCGCTGGCCATTTCTGGTCTGCCATTAGGCGTCCCGCCTTTGCTATCGTTAAGGCATCCCGCCTGTCGGTTGGCATAATAGCTTACGCACGGTGCCTGCCTGCGAATTAACGCGACACCGCGACAAGTGCGGCTGGGTAATCCCTGCCCGCGAATGCGGCGATAATACCACAAGCGGACAGGGTGCGCAAGCGGGTCATGTCCTTCGGGTAATTTTCGCTGAAACGCTTTCAAAAAAGCCGCGATCAAAAGAGAAACGGTCAATCTTGTGGATTTCAACCCCTACCCCATCATCTTGGGCCGAATATACTGCTTCGTTCAGTTCGTAAACCGCGCGATTGATTTCGTCTGCGTGCTCTTGGTCTGTCATTCTGTGATTCCTTGTTTTGCCTTCGGTCGCCCCAGTGGCAAGGCCTTGGCGGCTGCGGCGTCTACGTCAGCGGCGTATGCCTCGACCTGGGCGGCTACCTTTGCAGCGTATGCCACTGGCACCCACCCCGTAGGTAGCGCTTTAAACCCTGCGGCCTCTAGGCGGCGCTTGCGGCGGTTGCGCTCTGCTGCGGTCATGCTGCCTCCTTTTCTGCGCGCGCCTTGCGGATGCGGTTTATCATGCGCTTGTATTCCATGATGCGCTTTGCAGACTCAATAACAGTCAACGTGTAGTCCGTAGCTCCTGGAGTTTTGTCCTTGATTATGACCATGTTTACTGCGTTGTCAGTGTAGAATGTTGAGCCTGAGTGAAAAGATGCGATAAGCTTTTGCGCTGCGGTCATTGTCATTCTCCGGTGTGTGCTTCGTTGCTATGCATGACTTATAGCGTTACGCGACACAGGCCGCAAGCATAATCGACATGCGAAACGAATTAACTTATCCCCTCTACGTCAAACGCGTCAAACACGACCGGCATTCCCCGCTCCGTCCTTGCCGCAACCCGGCTAGCATCAACCATCCGCTCGAACGTCACCAGCATATCCTTGAGCGGCCCGCCAATCGCCCGCAGGCGCTGCCCCTCGTTGTATTGCGTGACCTCATCGCGGCTGGCGCTGTTAATGCGCTGAGCAGCCTTATACGCGCTGTCAGCGTCATCCATAAACCCTTGCAGGCCAAGAACGCCATCGCCGCCGATCAGATCGCGCTTAGGCACGGCCATGAGCGTGCTGGACAGGTGATCAATCTGCGTGGCCGCAAAGTAGTTGTGATCGTCTAGGTCCATTACGATGTAATTCGGCAGGGCTGGCACGTCAAACGCGGTCCAATCCCGATCGCCCGAAAGTCGCTTGAACTCCATCCGCTTGCCGCACCATGCGGTTACACCTATTCGGCGCAGTTCCTCGACAACCCAGAACTGCTTGCGGATCCAGTTGACCCGCACGGGCTTGCCTTCTTCCTTCGCGACGGGTGCATGCGTGTCGCGGCATTGCCCGCCTGCAACGTAGCCTAGATATTTAGTCATGCTTTGCCTTTCTTGTTCCATGGCGTCCAAGGCGTCCAAGCGACGTCTATCGCGTCCAGCACCCCAAGCGCTATGGCAGCTTGTCGCAATGCTAGCGGCGTATGTTCACGGCACAGTGCGGCGTTGGCGATCAACAGCGGGATGTCGGCGGGCTGGAATTGCAGCCATTCCGGCAAGGTGGTGGCGCGGCGTGTGTCAGTCACCCCAAATCCTCCATTGCGATCAGCGCGGACAGGATCGCCAGTAGCCACGCGCGCCTTCGCGGCGTCTACGTCGTCCGGCATGCACCACCCTGCGACGTGTACGTATCCCGCCTTGACCATCTTGCGTTGATGCTGGCGCTTCTGCGCGCGGGTTGTCTTGTCAGTCATTGCTGTCCCCCTGTCATATAGGCGACCATGCGCCGTGTTGCTTCGATGTGGCCGTGATCCGGCCCGTATGCTGCGCGCCATGCTTTAGGCTCTCGATGGATCGCAATCTTGCTGGTGTCAAAGTTGCCTTGGTGGCATCCATCGCAGAGTGGAATGCAATCCGAGTCTGGCGTTTTTCGGTTGCCACCACGATCCATGATGCAGTGGTGCGCCGTGGTCGTGGATAGCTGCGTTAGCCCGTAGGTATCGCAGATGATGCATGGCAGTGACCGGACTTGGCCCATGTATGCCAGATTCGCCTGCCCCTGCGCGCTTGCCCGCTTTGCCGTGCGCTTTGCGGACACCTGGCGCATCGCCTGTGGCT